ATCTCTTAATGAATTGGATTTTTAGATAATTACGACTAAACCTTGAAAACAAAATAATAAAATATAACACGATTGTAGTTTATTATTTTGATTACACTTTGACAATTGACATTCGCATTCGCATTCGCATTCACAATTACTTAAAAGAGACCGAAGCGGCTCATGCGCTTCTTACGGAGACGATAGGCACGACGCGCGGCGATAGCAGCCTTGGTCTGCTTGAGCTTCCGGCGCTTACGGCGGCGAAGCTTCTTTACCGCGCGGCGAACGCGGCGCTTCTTTGGCGAAAGCATGTGCTGCTTGCGCTTAAGTACCTTGGCGTCAATGTAGTGACGACCCGACTTGGTACGATAGAAAAGACCGCCATTAACGCCGCGGTGGAGTTTACGGCGGCGGCCGCCAACAGTGACGAACGCGCGCGACTTTGGTAGCGACTTAACATAGTGACCACGCTTTGGTCGACGACCAGGGGATTTTTTATGCTTGCGCTCACGGCGCTTCTTACCGAAGAAAAGTTCTATTACACCCATATTTTATTTTAATATATAGTTTAGAAAAAAAAAATAAATTTAATTTAAATTAAATTCAAAATAAAATTTTAATAAATTTTGAAATTACATTTTCTTTAAAATTGTGTAAATTTAGAAATTCTAAGAGTATTTGTTTGTCTACGTTTACTTTTGAGAATTTGTCTGGAACTTCGTAATCAAATTCTTTAAATATTTTTCTACAAACAATATAATCAAAATGAGGATGGTTTTTAGAATTTCTTCTATACACCCGTGTTTTTTTATAAGATTAAATGATGTAACAGGGCCTATTTGAGGGATAGGATTGGTGTAATCACATCCAGATAGTATACAAAAATCTACAAAAGAATCACGAGACATCTCAAACTTTTCCAAAATTGCGTCTGTGTTGATTTCAATTATATTTTTATTTATAGAAGTTTTTAAAATGTAAGGACAGCCAAATGTTGTTGCGTCGGTGTCGTCTGTCACTGTATAATCTACGAGACCATTTTTTTGCAAGAATGCGCAATATTTTTCCGCGTCTTCGGGTGCAGTGCAGTAAGGAATCCCGGCTTTCTGCAATAGTTCTTTGCTTGTGTCTATGTGAATTTTTTTAATAACAATAAGTTGTGAAAGCAATTTTTCTATTTCTTCTTGATTAAATTTATTTTCCTGTTCGTTCTCGGGGATTTTTGCTCGAAGTTCTTCTAACCGGGTGTACATTTTTTCCTTATTGGCCTGTCTTTTAACCAAGGTTGTTTTTTTTGCATCTGGGGGCACTCCGTCAAATACGAATATAGGCAATATTCCATTCATAAGATAAAATTTAACCCTGTTTGCCAATCCTATTAAATGAGAATTTTCTTCTCTTGACGCATATTTAAATTTATAAAGAAGAATACTACAGTCTATTGCAACTTTACAATTTTTATATTTTGAAATATCAAAATTTTGTATAGCATCCGGTGCTATTTTTTTAATGACGGTATTTAATCCACGAATACCCATTTTATTAATGTTGTATATATTATTCTTTTAAGTAATATCTTTTTTTGCAAATTATCAACGGGTCTTTTATTCCCGAATAGAATAGTCCCCAAGAACAGTTATATCTTCCTCATGGCTTTCGTTAAGCTTTTCGGTTAGATCTAGTACTCTTTTTTGTTTAGGAAATTTTGGATGAGTCTTAATGTCGTTATTACGATAATATTCAACGTCTTTCCAAAAAGATTCAAGAATTGGTAAATTTTTATTGAGCCAATGGACGTCTCTGTAAACTCTTACGATATTCATCGTATCAGGGGGAAGATATTCTATAAAATCTGCCACTTTAAGATCGCATATAAATAAATTTAATTGTACCTGAGGTAAATAATAATCTGGGATTTTACCAAATACTATCTTACGTTTATAAGGACATTTAACTTCAAGAAGCACCGGTTCTGCATGATGATCAGTTTTCGAAATAGATATACCGTCCGGAGAGCCAGCCAACCAATAATAATCAGACGTTTTGTATACATCTTCGTGTGCAATAAGTCCAAAATTGTAATTATGCTGTCCAGTTAATGCGCAATATTTTTCGATTGCTTCGTCTTCGTATTTTTGTCCATGGCGAGTAGCTATATTTCCAACAAAAGGTTTTGGATCGTGGCCGCATTTTTTAAATAGAACTTCGTGAGGTTTTTGATAAGGATTTATACCAAGAACCGTTCCTGCATCAGAACTTGTTAATTTATTCTCACGTTGTTTGAACCACATATCTGACCTTTGTTCATACTGTGGTATTTCAAGAAGTTTATTAATTTTATCCATTAGACTTTATTTTAATATGTAAAGTAACTTTAAATTAGAAATGTACAAAGATATTTTTATATCACATACATGGCAAAAGGACAATTTTGGTAGAAATAATCACGGGAGATGTATGTTATTATGTGACAAATTGAAAGAATTAGGATACACTGTATGGTTTGATCAATATGATATGGGCAGAGATATAGATAATTCTATAACCCGCGCCATAGACAAGTGTAAAGTATTTATAGTCTGTCTTACAACGGCGTATTGCATTAAAATAAATAACGCTGTTATAAATAACAAAATAAATGATAATTGTTTTAAAGAGTGGAACTACGCACTGTATAGAAATAAGATAATAGTACCCCTTGTAATGGAAAAATCCGCGGCAGATGATTATACACGCAATGAAGGAATAATTAATATGTACTTAAATTCCCTGATTTATTTTGATATGTCAGTTGATGATTATGAAATTAACGATTTTAAATTATTATGCAAAAATCTAAGAAAACAAGGGGTTTATACACATTGTGAAAAGGAAATATTAATTATACGAGATACGTTATCATTTAATAGTTTTTTAGAATATATGATGGATAACTTCGATAAAAGAAAATTTGTAAAAAGAAAACCAACCTTAAAAGTATTAAAAAGAAATACTATATACATATAAATGAACGACGCGGATACTTTACAAATTATAATTAAAAATCGAACACTTTATGATAATATCAAAAACTGCTCGATTGACAAATTATTCTATAATGTAGCAAAAAGAGTTACATATGACCAAATTAAAAAATTATATTATTTTAAAAAATTTAAAAGAAGAACTGTTTTTCCAAAGAAGACAAAACCCCGTGGTACTTATTATACATTGAAGAATATGTACATAAATAAAGAAGAAACTCCGATATTATTTTTTTAGTTTTTTAACGGTTACAGTTGGAGTATTTTTTTTCTTGAGTTTTTTCTCGTCATACTCTTGTACAGATTTGGCTTTCTTTTCGTCATAATTTTTTTGGCAGTATTTCCAAAGTTCTTTTGAACCAATTCTAAAATTTCTATTAGGTTTTGCTCTGTACCAAAAAACGCAGTCTTGAACGTTATTACTTTTAGATGTGTTATCAAGAACTAAACAGTCGTAACCTTCGGTACAACTGTTTAATACATCTTGGAAAACGCTAAAATGCGGAAATATACCGAAAAAATTTTTATAAAGTTTTTCTTGATTCTGTATAATATTTTCTCGAAGAATAAACACGTAGTCTATGTTTGCTCGCAGATCAGGTGGTAAATCCATACAATATTGCATAGTTAACATGAATGTAATACGCCAATGACGTCCATTCATGAATATACCTCGTATATTAGTATCTCTTATCATACGTTTGTCGTACATACAGTCATCCAATAGCACAAAGACATCTCCGTCTAGGTCTTTGTTTTTGCCGTTTATTACCTTTTTTTGGCGAGTTATAACTTGTTGAATTATTTCTGGTTTATATTCGGAATGAATTAAGATGTCAGGTATAAAACTAGAATAATAAGCGTTACCATCTTCCGTGGCAGATATAGCAACTCCTGCGTTGATTTTTCGTAAGTAATAAAGTATATCCGCGACTAAAGTACTTTTACCGGTTCCTCTTTTGCCGATAAAAACACACGTCGCAGGTCCCGACCCCGTTGCCCGACGCTCTTCTATTTTTCTAGGGTTAAATTTTGATAGACTAATAGACATTTGTTATAATAATATGTAAAAATTATTTTAAAATCTAATTTACTCCCAATAATTAGACGTCATTATCTCATCTGACTCTAAAGTTACATAAGAATAAACTATGCTACCAAATATACCAATACACGCCGACAAACCCAAATTAAACGCATAGTTTTCATCTTTTTTGTTTTCGTTGTAGTTGATCAGCATAAAAGAACAAGAGGTAACCAACAGTATTATAACTATTGCTGTAAGATCAATTGTATAAAAATCTAGAAACGTCGCAGTCATTTTTAATTATATATACCTAATTTAAATTTAAAAATACAAACTTAAAAAAATAAATTATTATACAATATATATTATACATTATACATTACAATGGGTGTCACGATTAAAGATCTTAAAAATTACACAATGCTAAACGATATAGATTTTGGAGAAAAGGTTATATTTTTTAAGTTTGGCGCAGAATGGTGCATTCCTTGCATAGAACTCGAAAAAGTACTCACAAATGTAGACGATAGTCTTCTATATCACATATCTATAGACAACGAAGAATTCGAGACTTTTTTTAAAGAGAACAAAATTTACACTGTTCCTGATACTATAATAAAGTATAAAGATAATACATACAGATTTCAAGGGGTAAAGAACATCGATCAAATTAATGAAATAATTAATAGTATGAAAGAAAACAATTAATCTCGGCTGAAAATTTGCAAAAAAATAACTGGTTTAAAAATTTAGTTCATTTTATAATCAGTTATTATGGCAGACACTTATAAAAAATATACACAAATCGAACATGTCATAGCAAGACCCGGTATGTATGTCGGTGATACAAAATGCACTACAGGAGATTGCTGGATTATAGAAGATAACAAAGCTGTGCTTAAGTCTTGCAAATGGAATCCAGGGATCTTTAAAATTTTTGATGAAATCTTGGTTAACGCAGCAGACGAAGTTCAAAGAAATAAAGCTGTTAAATGTATCAAGGTTAAAATAGAAAATGACGAGATATCGGTATTTAATGATTCTGGGATTCCTATCGAGATTCATCCGGAGTACAAAATTTACATCCCTGAATTAATCTTTGCCAATCTTCTCACCACAAGTAATCATGATGACTCACAAAAAAGAACAACAGGCGGTCTTAATGGTCTCGGCGCCAAGTTGACAGCTATTTTTTCGGAGTATTTTATTATTGAAACTGTAAAAGATGGCAAAAAATATACTCAAAAGTTCGAAAAAAATTTGAGCAAGATAAACAAACCAAAGATTACTACCGCAAAAGGAGAATATACCAAAATAATATTTAAACCAGACTTTTCAAAATTTGGGACAACAGGCATTACAGACGACACCCTTGCTGTATTAACAAAGAGGGTATTTGATATCTGCGCAATTACAAATAAAGACGTTTCCGTTTATTTTAATGAGAAAAAGTTAACAATCAAGGATTTTTCTGAGTACATTTCGGCTTACATCGGTCCTAAGAAAACGTGTCCAAGGGTTATTCAAGAAATAGGTCGCTGGCAGGTTGGTATCGCACCATCCGAGTCTGGATTCCAATGTATCTCGTTTGTAAACGGAATCAGTACAACAGACGGTGGCTCACACGTCGATCACGTTGTTAATCCAATAATTAAAAAGGTTACGGAAATTATTCAAGAAAAGCATAAGAATATAACAATTAAACAACAATACATAAAAGATAATCTTTTTGTTTTTATAAATTGTCTTATCGAAAATGCAACTTACTCTTCCCAGACAAAAGAAAAGAATATCACCAAGATTTCAGATTTTGGTAGTAGATTTTCACCGCCAGATGATTTTATTACCCAAATTTCTAAAATGGGTATCACAGAAAATGTTCTGATTATTGCCAACGCAAAGGAAAAGAAGTCTTTGCAGAAGACGGATGGTAAAAAAACTAACAGGGTCATTATTCCGAAATTAGACGATGCAAACAAGGCTGGCACAAAAGACTCTAAACTTTGCACAATTATTTTCACAGAGGGAGATTCAGCGAAAGCTACAGCTATATCGGGTCTCTCCGTAGTTGGCCGAGACACATACGGCGTTTTTCCGCTACGCGGTAAACTTCTGAACACACGTACTGCTAGTTATTCGCAATTATCAAAAAACGAAGAAATTAACAACATCAAACAGATTCTTGGTCTTCAAAGCTGTAAAAAGTATTCATCTGTTTCTGAATTGAGATACGGAAGAATTATGGTGATGACTGACGCAGACACCGACGGATTTCACATCAAAAGTCTTATTGTAAATTTCATCGGAAATGGTTGGCCAGAACTACTAAAGACGGACTTTATTTCATCATTGGTAACTCCTGTTATCAAATTATCAAAAAAATCGCAGGTCATACCGTTTTATAACGTAGATGACTATAAAAAATACAAAGAAGCAAATAATATTTCGGGCTTCAAGATAAAATATTATAAGGGTCTTGGTACTAGCACATCAGCCGAGGCAAAAGAATATTTTAGAGAGATGAAAACATTAAATTATAAAAACGAGTCGAAAGAGGATGAACAGTATCTTAATCTAGCTTTTACAAAGACTGAAGCGGATGCTAGAAAGAAGTGGATTCTTAGTAATATTAAGAGCCCGGATACCCTTGATTATAATATTAAAAAAGTAACTATCAAAGATCTTATCAATAAAGAACTGGTGCTATTTTCAATAGCAGACAACGTAAGATCTATACCAAGTCTTGTAGACGGACTTAAGCCTTCGCAAAGAAAGATAATTTTTTCTTGTATAAAAAGAAAACTCTATTCCGAAATTAAAGTATCCCAACTCGCGGGATACGTCTCTGAACATTCTTGTTACCATCACGGAGAAGCAAGTCTTCAAGATACAATTATAAATCTCGCTCATACATTCACCGGGTCTAATAATATGAATCTCCTTGAACCGGTTGGGCAATTTGGAACCAGGTTGCTCGGCGGCAAGGATGCTTCTAGTCCGAGGTATATTTTTACACATCTTTCTAAAAACTTCAAAGAACTTTTCAATGAAGACGATCTTGATCTACTGGAATATCTGGACGACGATGGACAATCAATCGAACCAAATTTTTATGTTCCTACGTTGCCTCTTATTTTAATAAACGGAGCATGTGGTATTGGAACAGGGTTCTCAACAGACATTCCGTGTTTTAATCCAGATGATATCAAAGACCGACTTCTAAGACTCGTAGAAGACGAGGATTCAGACATAACAGAACTTACACCTTGGTACAAGGGTTTTACCGGTCAGATTAAAAAATTAGAACAAAATAAATGGACTTCGCACGGAAATTACACAATCAAAGCAAATGTCATTAATATAACAGAACTTCCGATCGGAACATGGACTGAAGACTATAAAACCTTCCTTGATAAACTTGAAACAGAGAACACAATTTATGGTTACAAAAATATGTCTACAGAAACATCTGTTAACTTTGAAATTAAAATGCCTCTAGAAACTGTATATGAATGGAAAGACAATCGAGAAATTGAAAAGAAACTAAAATTAGTCAGTCACATCTCAGCTAAGAATATGTATGTATTTAATGAAAACAATGAAATAGTTAAAATGGAAAGTCCTGAAGAAATAATTTATCATTTTTGGAGAATCAGGAATGAATACTATATGAAGCGTAAAATTTCATTAGAAGAAAAACTTAAAAGTGAACTAGATTTAGTATCAAATAAACTCAGATTTGTAAATGATATAATAGAAGATAAAATAACAGTATTCAAAACAAAAATATCTGTTATAGAAGAACAACTCAAAAACAATGGGTACTCTTTAATAAATAATACCTATACTTATCTAACTGATATGAAGATACATTCATTTAGCGAAGATACACTCGATAAATTAAATGATAAATATAAAAACATAGAA